TACAAGTGCTGCACTAAATGCCACGACTGGCAACATAACTACTTTAGATGCCGGTACAACAACCACGGCTGTACTTAACAGTACTAATGGCAATATTACAACACTAGGTGCTGGTACAACCACTACCACAATATTAAATTCAACAACTGGTAATATCACAACACTAGGTGCTGGTACAACTACAACAACAGTATTCAATACAACCGCAGCAAATATTACAGGTGGCTCAGCTGGCACACTTGTGGCGACAAATTTCAGTTCACCTAATGCCGTAATTTCTGGAGGCAGTGTAAATTCAAGTCCTATAGGCAACAGCGCAGCTTCCAGTGGCGCATTTACTACGTTAACCGCAAGTGGAGCCACTACCTTTACCAGCGCAGTACAAAGCGACAACCCATCAACAGGTGCTGTGGTGGTCACAGGCGGACTTGGTGTTGGAGCCAACTTGAATGTGGCTGGCAACGTGACAGTGACAGGTAATTTATTGGTATTAGGTAATACAACAACACTAAATGTAGAAACTCTCAATGTTGAAGATCTCAACATCACTGTGGCAGCCAATGCCACCTCTGGAGCTGAAGCGAACGGTGCTGGATTGACTGTGGCAGGTGCCAATGCCACACTGACTTATTTGAATGCTGATGACAGTTGGAATTTGAACAAGAAATTGAATGCAACTACGGTTGGTGCTGCTGTTGTAAATGTAACAACTGCAAATATTACAAATAGTGCTATTGGAACTTTAGCAGCAACCAATTTTAGTTCAGGCAACGCAGTTGTCACCGGAGGCTCAATAAATAATTCTCCAATTGGCAATTCAACTGCAAGCACTGGTAGCTTTACTACTTTGACATCGTCGAGCACTTTACGAAGCAGTGGTAACATTGTTGCAGCATCAGGTGTAAATGCAACCAACTTTACAACCGGTGCAATAGTTGTTCCCGGAGGTGGCGGGGTTGGCATCACCGGCGCCCTACAAGTACAAGGGCAGAGTACATTCGAAGGCAACATCAATGCTGGAAATATTATTTTAAGTGGCAACATTAATGTTTCTGTTGGCGCAGTACAATCCAGTTTTGGTGTGTTTTACGGTAACGCAGGTGGTATAGGTGCATTGTATGCTGGTACCAGCACATACACCGCACTACCAACTACCGTATTACAAATGACCGGCGATGTAAACACTTACGCTCAAGTCAATTTCCAGAATCGCAACAGCGGTACATCTGCTTCAACTGACTATGTGGCCACAGCCGACAACGGTGATGACAATGATGGTTATGTCAATTTGGGTATCAACTCCAGTACATTTAACGATCCTGCCTATCCTGGTTATTATCCCAATGATGGCTATTTGATCAGTCACGGAATTGAACCTGCTACTGGCAATTTGAATATTCATTCGCACAATACTGGATCTGTGATCAAATTAATTGTTGGCGCATTTGGCGACGGCAATGTGCGAGCCGCGGTGACCAATACTGGCTTTAGAGTAAACACTGCCACCGCCAGCACATCAACCACATCTGGCGCATTATTAGTTGACGGTGGTGCTGGCATTGTTGGCAACATCAATGTGGGGTTGGGTGCTGCGTTTAACAGATCAAAAACTGCAAATTATGACTTTGTGGTAAAAGGTGCCACAGACGAAACACTGATTTGGGCCAGACCAGGGTCAGCATACGATAGTGTGGTGATTGGCAACAGCGCCACAACCAGCACATTGGTCAACGGTGCCAAACTGATTGTAAATTCCACAGACAGCGTGTTGATACCAGTAGGCACTACTGCGCAGAGACCAGGAAGTTCTGGTGGTACAGATACCGCAGGTATGATTAGATTCAATACCAGCAATGCACAGTTGGAATTTTATAACGGCGCCAGTTGGACCAATACTGGTTCAAGTTTCACAGTAATTGCTTCAGATACATTTGATGGCGACGACAACCAAGTGAATTTCACACTGGGGGCCACAGCAACCACGCAAAGCGTGATTGTGAGTTTGAACGGTGTTTTACAGATACCAACTACTGCCTACTCAGTTAGTGGCACAACTCTTACATTTACACAAGCTCCAGCCACTGGCGACAAGATTGAGGTGCGTAGACTCACAACTACTGCAAGTGTGTCTACACTGGAATCCAGTAATGGCTATGTGTCAGTTGTGACCACAAACACATTTGCCAACATCAATGCAGGAAGTGGTGCAGCTACCACCAGAATGAGTTTCAACACCACAGGCAATGTGAGTGTGACTGCTAATGTACAACCAAGTGCCAATGTCACATATGATTTAGGCAATGTGAACAGTTGGTGGAAGAGAATTTTTGTTAATAGCACTGTTACAGGCGGCGCTGATATCGCAGAAAACTATCTTGCCGATGCTGTGTACAACCCTGGCACAGTGGTAGAGTTTGGTGGCGAAGCCGAAGTCACAGTGTCAATGACAGAAGGCAGCACCAGAATTGCTGGAGTAATTACATCAGAACCGGGACATGTGATGAATGGTGGTCTCAAAGGCAGTACGGTGGCAAGCGTGGCACTGTTGGGTCGTGTGCCAGTAAATGTAATTGGCCCGGTATACAAAGGCGACATGTTGATCAGTGCAGGATATGGATATGCTAGAGCTTGTGCTTCGCCAGTATTGGGGTCAGTGATAGGCAAGGCATTGGCCAACTTCGAAGGCGAAAAAGGTTCAGTGGAAGTTGTGGTTGGTAGGTTATAATCGGGTAATACGCAATGCCAATTACAAAACCAAGACTTAGTACCAACATTAACACTGATGTAGGAACTTTCACAGATCCAATATTGGTATTACATCAAGGTTCAACCGCAGCCGATATTGATGTTGGCTTCTTGATGAACCGTTCAAACGGTTTGACTTCAAATGCTGCGGTTATCTGGCAAGAAAGTTCAAAAAGTTTTGTTCACATCCTTACCAACAGTAGTGGCGCAGCCGACGCTAATCTTGTAGTACAATCCTATGCCAACGTTTCAGTTGGCAATGTGCTTTTGATTGCCAATGCTGGAATTTATGTAGATGGCTCAATTGGCTCACCTGGACAGGTTCTGGCCAGTGATGGATCTAAAACATTCTGGGCCGCACCTGGCGGTTTTACCGGCGGTACAGTGCCCAATCCTTCGGTGTTTCAAAGTAATCTGGTCATATCAAACACCACACCCAGCACCAGTAATGTCACAGGTGCGTTAGTAGTAGCAGGTGGTGCTGGCATTGCTGGAAATGTATATGCCAATGTTTACTATATCATGAATAGTATACGTTGGGCCGGCAATGGTGCGGTATTTGAGTCTGGAGGTACTCCTGGCGGATCAAATACAAATATTCAATATAACAATGCTGGTGTGTTTGCAGGTGCATCAAACTTTACTTACACAGCAGCCTCAGGCAATGTGGTTGTAGGGAACGCTACACCATCAACATCAACTACAACCGGTGCTTTGGTAGTAGGTGGTGGTGCAGGTATAAGTGGCAATGTATATTCGGATAAAGTTTACATAGACAAGGGAGTTTTTTGGACTAGTAACAGCAATCCATATGGTCAGGAAGATTTCTTAACAACAACTGAACTTGGATCAATAACTGATCTGAACATAACAAGCTCATATGACTTTGGATTGGTCAATGATAGTACCATTAGTACTTTTTATGATTTTGGATCTTTAACGGTACAGGGTGTAATTGAAGGTTCACAAATAGTAGCTAACTCCATACCAGGAACAAAATTAATTGCAGGCACCGATCTTTCTATAGGCAATATCACAGTCACCGGTAATGTGACAACGGCTAATATTTTACCAAGTTCAAATGTAACTTTTAATTTGGGTAGTCCTGATCTAAGATGGAAAGATATATATCTATCAGGATCAAGTTTATATCTTGACAATGTTGTGTTGAGTGCTAACACAGTTGGATCTAGCCTCCAAGTGAATGGTGTGGATTTGGCCAACATCGACAATTATGATTTAGATGATATTAGTGGTTATACTGATGGATTCAAGCAAGTTTTTAATTTAACTTATAATTTGGCCAACGTAGCATTTGGCAATCCTTGGCAATTGAGTGTAGCTGTAAACGGAATTCCTTTACCGGCATTCTCTAGTGACCCTAATGTCAGTATTGTTTGGCAAAGTTTTGTGTTTCCGGCAAACAAAGGGTACACATTGGCTTCAAATACCTCAATCAAATTTGCTGAAGCACCGGCACCTAGATCGGACATATTTATAAGAAAACAACCAGGAACCACACCCACACAGCTTAAGCGTTATCCATTCAGACCAATTGATATTCTGATGGCATCTAGTGGCTAAATATATTAATAAATTTATAGGTAGTTGGAGAAAAAATGGCAAGAAAAACCATAGTTGATACATATTATACTTTTACACCCAGTACAAATACCATTATAATTCCACAAGCAATTATAAGAGAACGTTTTGTATTGATCACTGACGTGACAACAAATCAAGTATTATATAATTTTAGCGATCCAACTTTAAAATTTACCAGTCACTCAATTGCCACAGATGCTGCAGGAAATACCACAACCACTGTGGTATTAAGCTATAATACGGCTTCACTGTCCAGTACTGATAAACTACAAATAGTAGTAGACGACGCAGATGAATCGTTTAAACCCAGCGAATTGTATACAGATCCAGTTAACAAGTTTAGAGTCAGTCAACCACAGGCATTGATTGATACTGACTTTGAATACAGCACACAAGCTACCAAATGGGAAAGCGTGGGCTTGACCAACAATCGTCCATTTGCATCTTATAATACAAATACCCCAATTACTATTACTGGAGTAAATGCCACCAACGGCTCAAGAACAATTACTGTTTTGACTTCAAGTCCACCAGCAGCCGGCACGCCTGTATACATCATTGATACACTTTTTGCTGGAGCAGACGGCTTGTACATTATTGACAGCGTATCAAGCGGCGTTAGTTTTAGCTACACAGCCAGAAGTGCTTATACAGGACCAACCGGAAGTATTTTTGTAAACGGTGTCACAAACGCATATTCAGGTAGCCTTTTCACTAACGCGGCCATTGCATTCAGCAGTATAGGTTTCAGTGGTAACCTAGTGAATGTGGTCACATCAGTACCACATGCTTTAGCTGTAGGCAATGAAATTGCAGTATCTGGCACTAACCAGGCAAATGCCAACGGATCATGGGTAGTGTCAGCTGTGGGCAACAGTAGTTCATTCAGCTACTATTGTGTAACCGCGCCTGGCGGCAATCCCTCTGGCGGCAACGTATATGTGAGACCGCAAGGACAATTTATTCATCGTGCATATGACGGCGGCGTGCAATTTAGTACATTTACATCTAGTCACAACGAACAAATTATCAGACAGACACGTAGGTATTTCCGTTACCAGTCTGGTAAAGGTATTCAGATGAGTACTGGTACTGTGGTCAAGCCAAGTCTACAGATTGACAGTATAACCAGTAGTGGATCAGTTTGCACTATTGTTTCAAAAGTAGCACAATTTTTACAACCAGGCATCAGCATCACAGTGGACGGATGCAACGAATCTGCCTACAACGGTACATTTACAATTTCAGAGAGTTTAGACAGATACAGATTTACTTACGTGGCTTCAAGCACTCCCAGCAGTGCAACAGCTACAGGTTTTCCTGTAGTTACAATCAATAATTGGCACGGCTCACAAGTGCGGTTAGGAATGTTTGACAGTCAAAACGGAATCTTTTTTGAATACGATGGCCAACAACTCTATGCGGTAAAAAGAAGTTCTACATATCAAATTGGATGCTTGGGCAACGTGGCTGTGGGAGGTGCAGTTGTGAGTGCAGCAACAAACAATGCGGCCACTCCCACATTTGCTCGTCAATTAAATCCCAATGATTTTATCAACATCAAAGGCATGACCTATCGTGTGGTTGATATTACCAGCGATAGTAGTTTTACTATAACTCCACCATACAGAGGCTTGATTGCAGCCAACAATGCAGTAATTACCAAAACAATAGATCAACGTATTCCACAGAGTCAATGGAACATTGATCGAGTAGATGGCACTGGTCCAAGCGGCTACAGGTTGGATCTTGGACGCATGCAGATGTTCTACTTGGATTATTCCTGGTACGGTGCCGGATTTATTCGCTGGGGATTCCGTGGACCCAACGGCGATATCATTTATTGCCACAAACAGGCCAACAACAATATCAACTACGAAGCATATATGAGATCTGGTAACTTGCCAGGTCGCTACGAAGTTAATACGTTGAGTAAAACCACAATACTTACACAAACAATAGGTTCAAGCGATACCACGTTGCCGGTGGCAAGCACACTTGAATTTCCGAGCTCAGGCGTATTGTGGATCCACAATCAGAATGCAAGTGAATTTGTAGAATATACCGGAAAAGGTGGAGCTACATTAACATTTGCCTTGACATCTGGCAGTCGCACTATCACAGGAACCAACACCACTGGCGTCAGCGTAGGACAGTTTATTAGTGGAAATGGAATACAAACAGGAACCACAGTACAAAGCGTGGTAACTAATACTTCGGTGACATTGAGCCAACCTGCCACATTTACCAGTACTCAAACTTTGACATTTGGTCCAACATTCACTGGACTCACTCGTGGCAGTCCTGGAGTTACTCAAACAGTGACACAAACAGCAAACAGTTCAATAGTCACAACCAGTAACACTATTAATGTACGTGCTGGACAATATGTTGTAGGCACTGGTATTCCGGCTGATACTTTTGTGGCATCAGTTACCACTAATGTTTCTATCAAGTTAACAGAAGCAGCCACATCGTCTACTACTCAAGCAATGATTTTTGGTGCTATGGGCACCGGCGGTCCTCAATCATTTACCTACAGTGCCACTGCACCTACCGCAGTTGAACTGCACAGTCCAAGCTTTAGTCCAATTATCAGTCACTGGGGTACTTCAGTTATCATGGACGGTAGATATGACGACGATAAGTCTTTCGTGTTTACGCAAGGTATGACTTCAACTTTGACTATTGCCGCAGGGCAAACAAATGCTTTATTGAGCTTTAGAATCGCTCCTAGCGTGAGTAACGGTATTGTTGGTACAACACTGGGCGCAAGAGAAATTGTCAATCGCATGCAGATGGTTCTGCGACAGTTGGACTTTACCAACACTGGTCAGTTCTTGGTCACACTTGTGCTGAACGGTTTTGTAGGTAACGGTGTTGCCAGCTGGCAGTCAGTAGGCGGATCTAGTCTGGCGCAATATGTGTCGCATCAAGGCAGTACGACCATAACAGGCGGCGAAACAATTTACGGTTTCTATCTTAACACAGCTGGTGGTACTAACTTTACAACTACACAGCAAGAATTGGATTTGGTTAGAGATATGGGATCAAGCATATTGGGCGGCGGAGAAAGCAGAAGCAATACAGCATTTTACCCTGATGGCCCAGATATTATTACCATCATGGCACGTAACATTGGGGCATTGAGTGCGTCATGTGCATGTAGACTTTCTTGGACCGAAGCGCAAGCGTAAACACATATGGCAGGAAAAGCAGTTTTATCACTCGCACCAGTTCCTGCCACTTCCGACTTGCATTATGTTGGATTACAGCCCACTGATTTTACAGATACCAACATATTTTTTGTCAGTCCCAACTTAACGTATAATCCTGCTACCGGCACATTATTGGTAGGTGGTGTTCAATACCGTAACGCCGGCTCAACTACGAATGGATTACCAAGATCTGCTTCTACGTTCATTGATCAAACTTATGTGCAATCTGTAACACAAGGTAGATTGACTGATGTAAATCCATTTTCTGTCACAATTACACCGTCGTCTGCGAACAGTCGTATTGTTGTGTTTGTGAACTGGTTTGGCGAGCATCAAACTGTGGCCAGCTGGGATGCTGTGTATGGTTTGAAAAGAAACGGTGGTGTTATTGGTCCTGCTTTAAATCCTGGAAACAGAAACAACGGTATGGCCATGGCTGCCAATTCTTACTACACTGGTACCGGCAACGATGACAGTACACCAGAAGCCTTGTCCTTTCATTATTTAGATACACCGGCAACTGTTGAACCGGTAACTTATCAGTTAACCGTGTTTACATCAACAGCAGCACTGACATTGTACACCAATAGAACAGCGGGGGATCTGGCTAACGCCACTGATTACGAGCGTGGCACTTCATCAATTATTGCCATTGAGGTAGCACAGTGAGTAATTCACCTTTTATACCAATCATAAACGTTGCTGGTGAAACAACTCAAAGTTTTCCTGCTTTATTTCCTATCACGTCAAAAACAACCACTACCCAGTTTGTTGATACAAAACTTGTTTACAATCCTGCAGCAGGTGTGTTGTCTGTTAATAATATACAGTATGCCAATGCAAGGTCTGCAAACAGTTATGCGCCACGGTCAGTGCAAACTTATCTTGATACTCCCAGAATACAGTCATTTACAGCACAACGGCGAGAAAACATAACGGATTTTTTAGCTACAATAACTCCTAGCACAACCAGTAGCAAAATTTTTATCAGTGTGAGATGGATGGGAGAATTCAGTAACGACAATTATGTTTACAACAGCATGTGGGGTCTTACTCGTAACGGTGATATAATAGGCCCCGCAGCCAATCCAGGAGTAAGGGTATGGGGTATGCAAACCGCAACACAAAGTTATGTGACTGCAGATAACAATAGCACGCCTGAAACTGTCAACTTCACCTATCTTGACAGTCCAAACACTACACAACCTTGTACATATCAGGTAAGTTTTTTAAGTTACGTAAATATCTCTTTGTATACAGGTAGAACAATTGGAGATCTAGCACAAGCCACTGATTACGAGCGTGGCACTGCATCTATATCATTGATTGAGGTAGCATAAATGCCAAGAACCACATCGTTTCCTATTTACATTGCAGCTGAAAATAAAGACTACAATGTGTCTCTACAAACTCTTATATCTGGCGATGCATACACAATCTCAAAAGATGCAAAGCTTGTGTATAACCCAGTGTCCGGCCTTTTGAAAGTAAACGGCATCAAATTTCCTCAAGTCGAACAAACCACCGTTGGTTTACCGCGTTCCTCACAAACTTATTTGGACTCACCTGCTGTGCAGTCTATTCCAGCATTAACTCTTGCTGATATTTCCGGACTACAAGCCAGTATCAAACCCAGTTCAGTAAACTCAAAAATTTTGATAGTTGTTCGTTGGTTTGGGGAATTGAGCAGTGCTAATTCTGTTTGGAACAGCATGTTTGGTCTCAAAAGAAACGGAAGTCCAATTGGTAATCCAGTTGATCCTGGAGTAAGACATTCTGGTATGGCATCAAATACTGGCTCATACAATCATGGCGGCGATGCCGACAGTACTCCTGAAGTAGTGCAATATTATTACATTGATAGCCCAGGAACAGAATCTCCGGTAAACTATCAGGCCACTGTTTTGTGTCTTGATGCACAAACATTTTATACAAACAGAGTGGTTAATGCCACAGACACTGCCAGTTATGAACGAGGTACAAGTAGTATTTTTTTAATGGAATTGATATGATAGCACAAGCACTAACAAAGTTACGTCCGGGAGCTACCTGGACCATTAGAGGCGAAGAGTCGTATAGCAATATTGAATGGACTGACAGCGAACAGTCTAAGCCCACAGAACAAGAAGTGCTTGCAGAAGCAGCAAGACTGCAAGCAGAATTTGAATACAACCAATATCGTAGAGATCGCGCCCGGGCTTATCCAAGAATACAGGACCAGTTGGATATGCTTTACTGGGATAAGATTAAAGGAACTAACACTTGGCAAGAAGCGGTAGAAGCTATCAAAACACAATACCCCAAGCCCGACTAACCCAAACTTGATAAATACAAACAATTAGTGTATTTTATGTAAAGGTATAGCAATGGCAATTCAGGTTCAAATACGTCGCGGTACAAGTGCTCAAAATGATGCATTTACTGGTGCGCTTGGAGAAATTACAGTAGATACTACAAATAAAGTTGTAAGAGTTCACGACGGAAGTACAGCAGGCGGCTTTACACTAGCCGGACTTTCTGCATCTGGCACAATATCTAACAAAACAATCAATTTATCAAACAACACACTCACAGGCACTTTGGCTCAATTTAATGCAGCGTTGAGTGATGACAATTTTGCCAGTCTTACGGGTGCTGAAACTCTAACAAATAAAACTATTAATTTGGCCAATAATACCTTGAGTGGTAATATTGCTCAATTCAATGCAGCATTAAGCGATGATAACTTTGCAACTTTATCTGGAGCTGAAAGTTTATCAAATAAAACGTTAGTATCACCAACATTTTCCGGAGATTTAAACATCACCGGAAGTATTATTCCTACTGCCAATCTAACTTATGATCTTGGATCTACTACAAGATATTGGAATAATATATATGGTGTTGCCAACCAAGCCAGGTATGCTGACTTGGCCGAAAATTATGTTGCCGATGACAATTATGATGTGGGCACTGTTTTGGTTTTTGGTGGAAGCAATGAAGTCACTATTTCCACTATCAGTCATGACAACAAGGTAGCAGGCGTAGTCAGTACACAACCAGCATATTTAATGAACTCAGCTCTAAACGGAAACAATGTTGTGGCACTGGCACTGCAAGGCAGAGTTCCGTGCCGAGTAAAAGGTCCAGTATCTAAAGGAACATTGGTGGTTAGCAGCAATGATCCAGGAGTGGCAATAGCCTGTGATAACACACTATACAGTCCAGGATGTATTATTGGTAAAAGTCTTGAAGAAATTTTAGATGATTCCGTACACGTTATAGAAGTGGTAGTCGGAAAAAATTAATGAAGGTTATCAAACGATTATTTCGTAACTCTTATGCGGGCGAAGACATCTATTCTTCTGCAAGTTACAAAGATGGCGTTTGGGAGTACAATACTGAATATGTTCAAAGAACTTTAAACTTTCAAGGCTTCGGCAAAACGGCAGTGGTTATTGGCAATGGTAGTGGTAGATTAGATTTTGATTTAAAAGAATTTAAAAAACAAAATGTGGTGCGTAGAATTCAAACTTATGGTTGCAATGCACTGCATAGAGATTTCACCCCAGATTTTTTAGTTTGTACTAGACCTGATGTTATAAAAGAAGTTGTAAGAAATAGATACGCCGAAACCAATGTTGTATACGCTACTGGTGCAGCCATATTAGACTATCCTGGATCTTTCCATCTTATACCACAAGATCCAGGATGGAATTCCGGATCATTGGCTGCATACTTGTCCTGTTTTGACGGCTACCATAAAGTTGTATTGGTTGGATTTGATGGTAATGACACACCTGAGTCAATCAACAACGTGTATGCCAACACAACTGGATACACAGACCAGACTGGCCAAAACGATAGATTTATGTCTACCACAATGGGTCATGTGTTCAAAACTTATCCTTTGGTTGACTTTGTGCTGGTAAACAGTACCGGCCGAGGATACATGCCCGCTGAATGGTACGGACATACCAACTTACGTAGAATCAGCTTCCGTGATTTGGTTTTAGAATGCGATCTCTAAAGCTCGTTCAAAAGTTTTTATCTTATTGATCACTGCTTCAAAGTTAAAAGTACGCCATACCCCTGGGTGTAAAGGTTTTGGATGATCGGCTATGCTGGTCCACGCATAACCTCTATGTTCATCGTTTAATTTTGGTGTAAACTCATGATCCACAGTAATCAGATAAGTGTGGTATTCAAAATTTCCTTGGTCACTGGTAAATTTTTCAAGCGGCACAATCTGCTTGAAAGATTCAAGTTCAATTTCCTCAGCTATTTCTCTGTGTAATGCATCTATAGGACTTTCGCCAGGTTCAACCCCACCGCCTACCAAGCCCCAAGATCCAGCATGTCGTTTTTGATTTCTTAACAAAAAAAGATATCTTTTGGTTGCTATGCTGTAAATTAACGCACCACAACCTATATGATAAGACTCCACTCACCACCTCGATATACACCCTCAACTGCTTTGGCCCATTCTTGGCCAGTCCATCTATATTGAACTCCAGTCAAGGTATTAGTTACATACTCTGTTGATGTTTCATTTGCGCTGTCAAACACCACTTGCCACGCACTGCCGTTGTATTGTATAATGTCGTTTTCATTTGCTACCAGATCAGCCCACACAATGCTGCCTTCCACGTTACCAGCACTTCCAATGCTATCAGTTAAAAGATATCGTGTGCCAGTGCTGGGTGAAAGCAAATTGCTGTCTACCTTGACATTTTGCGGATTGATAACAGCATCTACTGCTGCCAATGTGTTAGATGGTGCTGTATCTTCAAACACTTCAAATAACAATATATAAGGATCTGTTGGATGATACGCAATAGTGCCTATCAATTCTGTGCCAGTTGGTAAACTCAATCTTATTTCTGTACTGCCAGTTATCAGTGTTCCATAAACTTCAATCAGTGATCGCCAGGTAACCGGTGGGGCCACTTGTATGATATTATCGTCGGCATCAACCACTTCCTGTCGTTTCAATAATTGCAGTTGATTACCTGCATAAAATACTCCGTAGTCCATGGGAGTGATATATCTACGTGAGATAAGATTGAGCAGCAAGGTATCTTCGCTTAGGGCGCCATCTTCGTCATACACACTGCCCACAAACTTTTGAATAACACCCAGGCGTTTGACCTTGGCAGGTGCGCTGATCCAAATTGGCATGGTAAAAGTGAGAGTGGCAACGTCAATTGGTTCTTCGGACGCAGCAGGCACTGTTCTTGATGTCCACAACACACTTGAAAGTTCTACGTAACTTAAACTGGTCCAATCAATGTAGTTGTCTGTGCTTTGAATTTCTAAACTGGGATTGAACAACACAGCCAATTGTTCGATCAACTGCATCTTTTGTTCGGTATTGCTGGTCCATATGTCCAATTTGACTTCCAAATTGTAAGGAACCGGCATCAGCCTTTCAATGGTGTAGCTGTCACCTTGCTGAGTACCATAAAGGCCAGTTTCAGCATCGTAAGCTCTTTCACGAATACTCATTTTACTCACAAACGACGGTTCCTGCATTCGATCTTGGGCGTAGGTGAAACCACTGATATAGGCACTCATGGCCGGTACCGCGTTCAAGGTATTTTCACTATTGCCCCGCAGTATGGTAGCACCTTGTCTACTTGGATCACCATAGTATACCGGCACACGCTGCAAAGTTCTAATGCCATCGCGATCCTTGCCAAATTCAACTTCAAAGTTGCTGACGATGCGCATGAACTGCACTAAAAATCTGCGTATCTGTCCATCGTAAAAATATTGCTGCGCCATTAGTTGTCTGCCTTGGGTCTGAGAGCCTGGCTCAGGCTTTGTCGTTCTTTTACTTCACCGCTATTGTTTGTAAAGGTATTTGTGTTATTTACAAAACTGCTGCGTAAGGTTTGATTATTTGGTCCTGGTGTATATGTGGTTCTCACATCGTCTTCGATCTTGACCCATCTACGACCATCCCATCTAAACAGTCTGTTAGGTAAGTAATCAGTTCTCAACGCATAGTCGCCTACCAATGGATTGGTAGGAAATGCGATACCTGAATAAACTGGTAAGCCATTGGGAGCTTTGCCGTCGCCAGTCAAGTATCCTTCTACAGTCCTATTGGGACTTTGTATGCCCGAGTCAGAATCTACGACTCCGGTATCTGCAGTGGCAGTGCCATTGTCGGCAGTAACACCTGTAGGATCGCCGGGAAAATGATCTTGATCAATTGTGGGTTTAATATAAATGTGTTCAACATCGTATCCGCTGTATGGCACATTTGTTTCTGCTTCACGCAAAATTGCATCATTGATTTCAATGTATTTGTTGATAATGCTGGATACAGATCCCAATGTAACATTGCCTGTATTTCCGTTGATGTCTTGATCAACCTTGATTTGATTGAGAATGTCTTTGTATTCTTGACTGTCTGTCAGCGGATTGATTTTGACACGCCATAGATGTGGCCACCAGGTGGCACTGAATCCTTCGGCAGCGTTATTACAATCACTTATCACATAATATCTTTTGAGTGCTACAGGCAGGCTGTCATCCAGCGGATAGTAATCTTTTAGATGCATGAGTTCAATCACATCACCAGGCATGAGTTTACGCCCAATAGTGGCTATCATGTCGTTGATGTGAAACACCATGAACAATGTACCGGTATTTAAAAACATGCCAAATTGGCTCAAGTCAAATGTCATGTCCTGCACAGTGTAGATTCCACGCATGGAATAAACATCTGTGTCATACTTTCGATCGCGGTTTTCTACAAAAAGTAAATCCTGTATGTTTAGGGCAGATTGATTAACATAACTGGGTTTGGCAGCATCGGTGTAAAACTTTACTGTAGCACCAGATGCTATAGCACCTGAGGTGGTGGCACTGAGCGTTACCGTGTTTGCAGTTTTAGCAGCCACGGTAGTACCAGTAGCAACACCTGTGGCAGTCACAAACATGCCTAAATCAATCTCTGATGTTGATGCAAATGTTAAAGTGGTTCCTGCACTGGGCTGTGCTGCATTGGTAGTTTTTGTTAAATTTTGTTCTGTTGTACCAAGGTACTTGTGTACAAAAATGCCGGTACCGCCCACAGTAAATAATTCGCTTATTTTTCTGTCGAAGTATTTGTAGTCGTTGCTATGGGCTCCGTCTTTCCAAACTGATAATCTTGGCACAATTGTTTCCTGTTATTGTATATTTAGCGGATGCCCTAATTGACACAAATTAGGTTGTGCTATATACTAAGTTATGAGTGATTTTAATTCGCTTGACGATTGGCCGGCTATTGATACTCAAATCAGACGTAACCTATGGGCCATGTACAATTTGACTAACAAGCGCCAAATGGAGCGTATGTATAGGAACTTGGAGTCAAGCGTAAACGAACTTAGCCAACTAAGTGTAGAGCGTCGCAAATACGGGCACTCTGTACGCTATGACGAACAGTTAGCAAAAGTGCAACAAGAGTTGCAAGAATTGCAAGGTTGGCTCATGTTTGCAACACTACTTGACGAAAAACCCAAAGAATAGTATAATTACTTTTTGTACAACTCAAGGAGCCGGCTATGGCACTAGCACAATCTATCAAAGCACCCAAAAAAGCCCCGCCCAAAAAACGCGACCCGTTGTTTGCTGACGAAAAGCACACAGGGCGTGAGCCAGTATGGGATACTGAACGGGCACTTGCTATGACACAAGCGGAATTTGACCATCACTTGCGTAAAAGTTTTTTTTATTACAATTACTTTTACAGCGCCAAAGATCTTAAAAAGTATGTGGTAGATTGGATGAAGGACAAGTACAGCAAGAACGATATCAGTCGCTTTATTCGCAGTTCAGATAGATTGCTGCCAATTACAGTTTGCAGTCTGATCAAAGCTCACAAGCAGGGCATGCCCTTGCGCGAAAAAGAATTAAACTATGTGCAAGATCGAATCTACGAAATCATAAACAGCGATATACCCGACGAACCTGTAGCTGAACAAAAAACAGTGGCACCAGCTGCTGTTAAAACAATTCAAGATCGACTCAACGAAAAAACCAGCGAGCACTTGGGGCACTTTGAAGGCCTGTATGATGAAGTGGTAGCTGGTGGTACAGTGGATCCCAAGGCCTACGATTATCTTGTAACTAATGCAGTACCGCAAAGTCAAATCAAAAAGTTTGAAGAACTGTTTATGGCTAGAAAAACCGAGCTGGGTACGGCTTTGGGCAAAGCAGATGAGCAGATCGCTGAAGCATATAGACATTACAAAGCGTCAGACTACAAGCGTCATCATGCATTTATACAGAGCATACTAGATGCGCTAGATCAATAT